TTAGAGTTAGTTGGTAACTTGCATAGAGTTCACAAAGAAGAACTAAATATTCTTTTGTCATTAAACTATCAAAAGTTCAGGATAAATACTTAAAAAATTAATAAAATGCCAGTAACGCAAAGCTCTCAGGCAACAACAAAAGGGAGCGAAACAACTACAGGATTTAATATTACATTACCTACGGGCAATTCAAGAAACCCCACACAAACTTGGTATGTAAAACAAGAGGTGACATATACTGGACCAAACGCAGGATCTATAAATTTAGTTCACCCAAATATTGGTGGAGATGTTACATTTGCTGTTTATAATCCATCTACGGGATGGAGTGTAAAACAGGACACTAATGCAATTGGGGTTGGTCTCAATTCATCTGCAAGGCAATCTCTGTCAACTAAATTGCAAAAAGACATAGCAACTAAATCAGCTTTAAATAAAGATCTAAAAGCAACAATAGATAAAAGTTTAACAGAGCAGCAAATAAACAAAATATTTCCACAAACAAAAAAAACAGCACCCACACCACCAGATCAAAACTCAGATGGTACTGGACCAGGAGGAGGAAATCCACCTGCAGGTTCAAATACTGGTGGAAGTAGTGCTCCCCAAGTAAGTTCAGAGCAAAATAGACAGGTTTTAGACACAATCAGCAAAGGAGAAAAAGCTAGAACAAACTATGAGAAAGATTTAAAATATCCAGAAACTTATGATGGAAATGATTTTACAGTTCTTCAAATGATAAGATATGTGCCATCAAAAAATCTTGGTTTAGGTAGTATTGCAAGTGATGCAGATTCCGGAATGCTTCAAAACAGTGAATTGGGATTGCCAAGAATTGATGAACGATCTCAAAATGAATCTGTGCTAACCACAATAACTTTACCTATACCAGCAAATTTAATTGATGCAAATCCAGTGAACTGGACAGATGAAGGATTAAATCCACTTCAAGCTTATGGTGCAACGGCAATTGGTGGTATTTTGAACAGTGGAAATATTATAAACGGTGTTGGAGCAGAAGCAGGTAGAGCAGCAAACACACTTAGAAATAATTCAGGTGCTGCCAAAACAATTTTAAATAATGAAATTATTAAACAAATTCTTGGTGTTAATACTTTAACTCGCACAACAGGTGCAATTGTCAATCCAAATACAGAACTTCTTTTTAAAGGTCCTTCTTTAAGGAGCTTTACATTTTCTTTTAAGATGACACCGAGAAATCAAAAAGAAGCAGCATCAATTAAAAAAATTGTGAGAACTTTGAAGCAGGGAGCATCAGTCAAAAGAGGAATTAGAGGAATATTTCTTTCTTCACCAAATGTGTTTAGAGTAAAATTCTATTATTCAAAACCAGTTCTTGATAAAGATACTGGTGAAGTTAGAGGTCAAAAAGGTGAATATCCACACCCATATCTACCAGTATTAAAAGTATGTGCTCTTCAAAACATATCAGTTAATTATATGCCAGACGGTTCATATATGACTTATGGTGATGGTTCAATGGTTGCTTATGATATGACGTTAACTTTTGCAGAAATCTCCCCAATCTTTGATGATGACTATGATGAGTTGGATAAAGAAGTGGGAGGTAAGAATTCTGATGGAAATCCACTTTCTCAAGATACTATCATAGGTTACTAAAATGTATTTCAAGACACTTCCAAATTTAGAATATCATTCAAAACTTGTAGATAGTAACTCAAGTTTAGATAAAATTACTGCAAAGAATTTCTTTCGTAGAGGTAAAATTCGTGCAGATATTTTTCAGAATTCTTCTTTCTTTACAAAATATTCAATCATTGGTGATGAAAGGCCAGATCAAGTATCTGAAAAGTTTTATGGATCTTCACTTTATGATTGGATCATCTTAACTACAAATAATATCCTTGATGTTTATAACGAATGGCCACTCAGTCAACAGGCATTTTATGATTATCTTATTCAGAAATATAAATCAGAGGAAGAGTTTTATCAAGTCAAACATTATAAAACTTTGGAAGTGAGAAACTCTTCTGGACAGTTAGTTCAAAGTGGAGGATTAATTGTAGATAAAACTTTTTATGATAGACTTGCAATTACAGGATCTGCTGCTTTGGAATATTATGACGAAAATTTAGGAGTTACTGTTCCTAAAGCAGGTTCAGAGATTGCTCTTCCAGTAACTTTTATAGATTATGAAGAGGAAATTAATGACAACAAGAGAAATATTTTTATTTTAAGAGAGAGATATCTTCAAAATGTTATTGACGATCTTGAAAATATCTCCATCTATAAGCAGTCTTCTGATTATGTTTCAGAAAACTTAAAGACAACCGATAATATTAATATTACCAGTCTCTGATCATTCCTCAGCAAGTCGTTGGAAATAACTCAGAGCATCGTCTTCATCTTCATCATTTGAAGATGAACTCACAATAGGAAGTTCTGGTTCTGACCTACGTGATGAAAAATCTGGAGTGTAACTACCACGATCATTATCTTCATCATTAACTTCTTCATCAATCCTACGAGACTGAGGCTTGCTCTTTAGAACAGAGTTTAGACGTGCTTCAAGTTCATCATAAGACTTGAACTGATCAGCAGCAACAAATTGCGTAAGAGAGTATTGCTTCTTCCAAAGTGCCTCCATTGCATCATCGTCATCCAGTAGAGGAGAAGGACGATCAAACTCTGACTTATCATAGTTCCAGTAACCATCCTTCTTAACAATTTTCAGTTTGAAGTTTGCACCTTGCCAGAAATCAAAAGGATTGATTGCTTCTTCATCATCAAACTCAGGTTGCATTGCACCCATAATCTTGTCAAAGATTTTCTTACCGAATTTATAGAGGAAAACTTTACCTTCATTTTGAGGATTAGTAGGATCCTTTACAACATAGATGTTGCTGTAGTAAGACAGTTTGCGCTTTTGCTTACGCACAGTTTCTTTATCTTTGTCATTACCACTATTCCAAAGTTCCCGATTGTAGTCTGAAACGGGATCTTTTTGATTGAGAGTGGTCAGACTGTTTTCAATATACCATCCACCAGGTCCTTGGAAAGCATGACTCCAAACCTTCGACCAAGGAAGTTCTTCACCTTCAGGAGCAGGAAGAAAACGGATTGTTGCAAAACCGTTACCGACCTTATCTACCTCAGGTTTCCAAAACCTTTCATCTACAACTGATTCACCAGCACTGATTTTCTCGACCTCTTTAACCAGTTTAGCAGTAAGCGAACCAAGTTTAGATTGCTTTTTAAGATCTGAAAAAGACATTTATATTCTCCGTATTAATTAGATTTAATTGGATTGATAGTATTCTATCGTGTAGGTCAACTCTTGTCAACCTGCTTTTTAGTATCTTCTAAAAGAACTTTCATATTTTCAAGAAGAGTGCTGAGCTCAGCAGTGGGAGACATTCCCATTTCAATTGCGTGGTTGATAATGCGTTGTTTCATTTCCTGAGCTTCAGGATCATCAGACAAACTTAAACGAGTATATAAAACTCTCTGAGCTTCAACTAAATTTTCTAAAGTTGAAAGATGCTTAAGTTTATCCTCCTTATTCATCAAAGCAAAATCAAACATTCCAGAATAAACCTGTTGTTGCAAGTCAGAAAGTTTACGGACTTCTTCTTGAACAATATCGGAACTGAAAAAACTCATACCTTTCCAAACACAATTTCTTTCACAATTCTCTTATAATCAAATACATCAATATTTATAAATGGACTATACTTTTTAATTCTTAAACTGACGGTTTTCCATACAGGATCTAAAAGTTTTTTATCAAAGTCTTTTGAGAATAAAAATATTCTATCATAAATCACCAAAGTTTCAAGACTGATCTTAGCAATCAAAAAATTTTTCAAAAGAACTGGGTGTCCTTTAGAACAATCAAAGACAGTATCTAAAGTTTGTTCAGAAAATAAATTTTCAGTTTCCTGTTTGAAAAGATATTTGAGACCTTGAATTTTCTTCTGCCACTCTAAGTAATTTTTATTTCCATTCTTAATGATCTCACCAATCCAAAGAGACTGCGGATCGTTACACAGAGCAAAGTTGGCAATGAAAAAATCTTCTACTTCTTTGTCACTTCTTTGCCTTGAAGTCTTCTCAAAAAAATATCTATCACGTCTTTTATAAAAAGAATCTAATGTTGCCCTCGATTTACCACAATACTTATGGTAATCATATGTTTCTTTAGTGAAATGATTTTTAAATGCAAGATATGTTTTATAACAATCAAACGGTGTCATTAAAATTTCAACATTGCTTTACTTGTCTT